TGGCCGCTTGCAGCCAACCGCTCCCATGCAGACGCCTCCACAAGCCGCACCACAGCGCCAAGGGCTGCTTAGCGGCCTCTTTGGGCCACAGGGTCGCGACGCACGCGCCCGCCTCGCCATTGGCCTTGAGGGCCTCACGCTGAACCCCAATCAGGCGCTGATTGGGCAGTTGCAGCAAGGCATTGAAAGCCGGGAAGCTGCACGCCAGCGCAACGCAACCGCTGATTGGCTTCGGTCACGCGGGCGTGACGACTTGGCCGCCGCTCTTGAAGCCGGCGCTTCTCCGCAGGATGTTTTAGCTGAAGCGTTGCGCCCCGCGCCTACCGTCGATCCGCAGTCTGCAATTGCAAAACTTGCAGCCGATTTGCGGAACGGCCTGATTACACCCCAAGAATATCAGGTTGCTTTGGCTGGGTTAGCCCCATCTCAAACCAACGTGTCGATCGGCCCTGACGGTCAGGTTCAATTCACGCAAGGCCCCGGCGCAACAGCGAAACCCTTCACCGAAGGCCAGAGCAAAGACGTTGTTTTTGCAACGCGCGCTCAGGGTGCGCTTGAGGTTCTTGAGCCTGTGGCGGGCGAGTTGACAAGCCTCGGCAGCCAAATCGCGGGCTACGACCCTACCGGCATGATCCGCAGCCGCGTGCAGTCTTCCAATTATCAGGTTGCGCGACAGGCGGGCGATGAGTTCTTGCAGGCCATCCTTCGCAAGGACACCGGTGCGGCTATCACGAGCCAAGAACAGGCCCTTTACGGCGTGACCTACCTTCCGCAGCCGGGTGATGGCCCGGAGGTTCTTGAAGCCAAGCGCGCGGCCCGCCAGCGTGCCGTTGCAGCCATCAACGCAGGCATGTCCCCAGCACAGATGATCGCCAGAGAAACCGCGCTTGGATCGCAAGAGGCCCCAGCTCAAGGCGGTCCTGTTCGCATTTCGAGCGATGCAGAATATGAGGCGCTGCCGTCTGGCACTCAGTTTATCGGGCCTGACAACAAACTGCGGAGGAAGCCCTAATGGGTTGGATGGACGCGCCAGAAGTTAACGCCGGGGCCGCTTGGGAAAAAGCACCTGTGCAGGAAGACGTGGTAATGACCACCAAAGACGGCGGGCGCGTTGTTCGCAGCCAATCCGGCAAGCTGTCTTTTGTGTCTCCCGCGTATTCGACATCCGACCCAGAGCAAGTTCGCCGCATCATGGAAGGTGAGGGTGGCGCTCAGGTCTCGCGCGGTGGGATGCAAGAAAGCATTATTGCACAAGCACCTGCCGCTGCACGCCTTACTAAGCTGGTTGAGGGAACGCCCTTCATCGGCTCCTACCTTGATGAAGCTATTGGTGCCGTCGCTGGCCCAGAAGCAACACAAGGCGTTCGCGCTCTTTCGTCGGCAATGGAAGAAGTGCGTCCCGGTCAGTCTCTGGCGCTGAACCTTGGAGGCGCTGGGATTGGCACGGCGGCAACCATCGCCGCGACCCCAGCACGTCTTGCGGCTGCGCTGGTCCCGTCAACCTCGGCAAGAATGTTGCCAAGCGTTGGGCGCGCCGCTGCGACAACTGGGCTTCTCGGCGCTGTTGAGGGCGGAATTTATGGTGCTGGCCTTGGAGAAGGCGCTGGCCGTGCAGAAACTGCCGGAACAGGCGCTTTGTTTGGTGGCCTTCTGGGTGGTGCGCTCGGTGGCGCTGCGCCCTTGGTGGCCGCAGGTGCAGAGAATGTTGCTGGCCTCTTCCGGCGCAGCGATGTGGCAAAGATTGCATCCGATCTTGGCATCTCGCGCGAGGCCGCGACGGTCATCAAAAACACCTTTGACCAAGGCGGAGACATTGCCGCCGCGCGGGCTGCAATTCAACGCGCTGGGTCTGAGGGAATGCTTGCGGACGCGGGCTTTGCGGCTCAGGCATTGCTTGACGCATCGGCGGCAACGGGTGGCCGTGCCGGGCAGATTGCTCGTGAAGCCGTTGAAGGGCGCATGACCAGAACTGGCGAGGCGCTCGACAAAACCCTTGATACCGTTCTCGGGACTGCACCGCTCGGCCCGCGTACTGCCGTTGACGCAATTGCAGAGCGCACTGCGCCTGCGCGCGAGTTGGCTTACACGACGGCTTACCAGACCCCGATCAACTACGCTGCACCGCAGGGCATGAAGATTGAAGAAGTGCTTGGCCGCGTCGCGCCTGATGACCTGATTGCAGGCATCGTTGAGGCCAACAAGGAAATGCGCTCGCGCGGCATGGTCAATCAGCAAATCATGGCCGTCCTTGACGCAAGCGGAAATGTGGAATTCTTGCGCGAAATGCCGAACGTCCAGCAACTGGACGAGATCAAGAAGGCTCTGCAAAAGATTGCTTACGACAACACCGACGACTTCGGGCGCTTGACGGGAACCGGCCAGCGTTACGCGCGCTTGGCTGGTGAGTTGCGTGATGCTGTCGCTGATGCAGTGCCGGACTATCGCACAGCAGTCTCGATCGGCGGCGACAAGCTGGCCGAGGAGCGGGCGTTCATGCTTGGCCGCGATCTTCTTTCCACCAGAACGGAAATCGAAGACATCGGTTTTGAACTTGGCAAAAAGCCGTCAGCGGCGCAAGTCGAGGCGGCAAAGTCTGGTTTGCGGTCCTACATCTCAAAGGTTCTTGGCGACGTTCGCGCTGTGCCGTCTGATATGAACCTTGACGCACGCCAAGTGGTGAAAGCCGTCACTGACATGAGCAGCGACAACTCGCGTGCCAAGATCCGCGCGCTGATGGGTGCGGAGGCTGACGCGCTCCTCAAGCAGGTCGATGAGGCAGCGCAGAGCGCAGTGGTTCGCACCGCATTGGCGACTAACTCAAAAACCGCTATTCGCGGCAGCATCAAGGAAACCGTTAATGAGCTGACGACGCCCGGCGTTCTGGGGCAGGCAATGGCTGGCGACCCCATCAACACGTCAAAGGCCATTATCCAAGCCGTCACTGGTCAAACCGAAGAATTCACTGCACAACAACGGCAGCGCATTTTTGAGGATATTGCGAGAGCATTGACAGAAAAGAAGGGCAAGACGGCTCTGTCTGCGCTAAACTACCTTGAGCAGGCAATGCGCGGCCAACCGCTCACTGCGGCGCAGAACGAATTCCTTGCACGCCAAATCGCAGGGACGACTATGATTGCTGGTATTCCAGCGGCGCAAGAGGTGACAGGCCGATGACCCCGAAACAGCTATCCGAAGACGAAATCCAGAACACCGTGACCAGCGCGGTGCGCGAGGCTGTGGACTTCGTGGAAACCGAAGTCTCGCCCGACCGCATCAAGGCGCAGAAGTATTTCGACGGCAAGTCTGTGGTGGACTTCGAAGAGGGCCGTTCACGGGTCGTGGCAACCAAGGTGCGCGATACGATCCGGGCCATCAAGCCCGCCCTGATGCGCGTGTTCCTGCAATCCGACAAGCCTGTGGAATTCATCCCGAACACACCGCAGGCCGTCATGGGTGCCGATCAGGCGACCAAATACGCCAAGTATATCTTCGAGCGCAACAACGGCTTCCGCATCCTGTCTGACGTTTTCCATGACGCCCTCATCAAGAAGGTTGGCGTGGCCAAGGTCTACTACGACGAGGTGCAGCACGTTGAGATTGACGAATACAGCGACCTGACGCCAGAGCAGCTTGCCTTCATCGAAAACGACCCGGAAAGCGAAGTCCTCTCGCAAGAGGAGACAATCATCGCCGAGGCCGTGATTGACGACATGGGCATGGAAATCCAGCCGCGCATGGCCAGCTACAATCTGCGCGTTGCCCGCACGTCCACCAAGGGCCAGATAAAAATCCAGAGCGTGGCCCCCGAGGACTTCTTCGTGGACCGCATGGCCGTCAGCATTGATGACTGCTACGTCTGCGGCCACACCAGCGAGGCCCGCGTCGGCGATCTGGTGGCGATGGGCTTTGACTTCGAGACTGTCTACAACCTCGGCGGCGCTGCCGATGGCACAGTTGACGACGAGGAAGAACTGGCCCGCCGTGGCTGGGATGACACCGACGACGATGAAAACGCAGCCGACCCGTCGATGCGGAAGGTGCAGTTCACCGAAGCCTACATGAAGATGGACATCGAAGGCACGGGCGTTCCGCGTCTTTACAAGTTCATCTGCGCTGGCAACGACTACGAAATCTTGGACTACGAACTGTGCGATTACATCCCGTTCGCAATCTTTGAGGTCGACCCTGAGCCGCACACCTTCTTTGGCCGCTCGCTGGCCGAGATTGTGACCGAAGATCAGGACGCGGCAACGTCGCTCCTGCGCGGCCTTCTGGACGGGCTGGCGATGGCCAACAATCCCCGCGTGATGGCCGTTCAAAACCTCGTGAACATGGACGACCTTCTCAATAACGAGATCGGCGGCGTGGTGCGGGTTAAGGACATCAACGCCTTGCGCGAGTTTTCTATCGGAAACGGGGCCTCGTCGGCCCTGCCAGCCTTGCAGTTCTACGACGAGGCTATCCGTGCCAAGACAGGCGTGACAGGCGCGGCTATGGGCATGGATGCCGACGCCTTGCAGTCGCAGACCGCCGCTGGCGTCAATGCCGCCGTGCAGGCCGCGTCTGCGGTGTCTGAACTGATCGCCCGCAACTTGGCTGAAGGCGGGATGCGGCAGATGTTCAAGCTGATTGCCCAGATCGCCCGCGCCAACCCGAACCCGAACGAGATGATGCGGCTGGACGGCCAGTTTGTCCCGGTCGATCCGCGTTCGTGGACCAACGACCTTGATCTGGTCACCAACGTCGGCTTGGGCAACAACCGCCGCGAGGATCGGATTGCGGCCCTGCAAATGACCATGCAGACCCAAATGCAAATCTGGCAGGCCTACGGGCCGCAGAACGGCATCGTGAGCATGACGGGCATCCGCAACACGCTGGCCGACATCCTGGGCATGGCCGGCATCCACAACGCTGACCGCTACTACAACCCGATGAACCCGCAGACTGAGCAAATGCTGATGATGCAGGCCGCGCAAGCCCAGCAAGGCCAAGCCCAGCCGTCTGATCCAAATGCTGCCTTCTTGCAGGCCGAACAAATGAAGATGTCGGCCCGCGTGCAGGCGGACATGGCCAAGACGCAGCTTGACGCCGAGAAGATGCGGATGGATGATGATTTGGAGCGGGATCGCATGGCTCAAGACCTTGCGATTAAGGCCGCAGAACTCCTCGCAAAAACTGGTGTCCAGCTTGATCTGAACGCCATTAAGCGCGAGCAACAAATGCCGAGGATGCCATTTGTCCCTAATCAAACAGCGGGCTTCTGAAGCCAAAACCCTCCTCGCCGATCACGTTTTTCAAGCCGTGATCGGCGAAATCCGCGATGATGCAGTGGGGGTGTTTTTAGACGCAGCCTGTGATATAAACAGAGTTGCGGCGGCACATGAAAGTGTGCGCGCCGTTCAACTCATACTCGACGCCCTCCAAGCGCGACTAGACGCCGAGGCCGTTGAGATAAAACAGGATCGGGACCGTGCAAACGACTGATACACTTGAAGCGGCTGTTGATAGCCTGCTTGCTCCTATGAACGACGAACCGAAAGCCCAACCAGAAACGGCGGCAGAGGAAGAGGTCGAGGACGAAATTGAAGCGGACGATGAAGGCCAAGAGGCCGATGCCGCAGACAATTCCGAGGACGACGGCGAAGAGCCTGAAGCCGAGGATGATGAGGATGAGGAAAGCGAAGAAACCGACGCCCCAGAGACACCAGCGACGTTTTCTGTCAAAGTAGATGGCAAGGAAACGCAGGTCACCCTCGACGAGCTAAAGCGGTCCTATTCGGGAAATGCCTACATCCAGAAGGGAATGCAGGAGGCCGCCGCTATCCGCAAGGAAGCAGAGGGCCTCTACCAAACCCTTCAAAGCGAACGACAGCAGTTCCTTGCGACGTTGGAGAATGTCCAACAGCAGGGGATTATGAAGGCCCCGCAGGCTCCTGATATCCGAATGCTGGACAGTGATCCCATTGGATACATGCAGGAGAAGGCGAAATACGAAGTAAGAGCGCAAGAGTTTCAGGCGCAGCAACGGCAACTTCACGAGCAGGCACAGCGCCAATCGGCGCTTCAGGAGCAGGCTCGTCAAGTGGAACTGCAAGAGCAGGCCCGCCGTTTGACTGAGGCCATCCCTGAGTTCGCCAACCCTGAAAAGGCGGCAGCACTCAAGGCGAACCTCGTGGGCTTTGCTTCGAAATACGGGCTTTCGGCTGAAGAAGTGGCAAGCACAGTCGATGCTCGCCTCGTGCAAGTCTTGTATGACGCTTATCGCTACAACCAGCTTTCAGCGGTAAAGGCTCAGGCTAAAAAGCCCGAACCCCCGCGCAACGTAAAGCCGGTGCCGCGGAAGCCTGCACCTGAGAAAATCGTTCGTGATCGACAGATGAAGGCCGCAAAGAGATCGGGGAAGCCAGAGGCTTTCATTGATCTTCTTTTCCGTTAAACCCTGAAAGGACGACAACATGGCACAGCCAACCAATACCTTCGACTCGTATGATGCCCGTGGCATCCGCGAGGACCTGTCCGACGTGATCTACAATATCTCGCCGGAAGAAACCCCCTTCTACACCGCTTGCGCTAAGGCAAAAGCGTCCAACACGCTGCACGAGTGGCAGACCGACGCTCTGCGCTCGTCGGCTGACAACGCGCACATCGAAGGCGATGACACCATTGCGGAGGCCCGCTCGGCGACAAGTCGCTTGAACAACCGGACGCAGATCTTCAAAAATAGCGTCGTCATCCCGGGTACGGATGAGGGCCTGAACAAAGCCGGTCGTGCACGCGAAATGGCCTATCAGGTTCTGAAGATCGCCAAAGAGCAGAAGCTGGACATCGAAAAGGCTCTGTTCGCCAACCAAGCAAAAGTCGCCGGTTCTTCGTCGGCTGCTCGTCGCTTGGCTGGTGCGCCCGCGTGGCTGTTCACCAACACCGTGTTCGGCGCTAACGAAGGTGCAGACCCGACCGGCGACGGCACCGACGCCCGCACCGACGAAACCACCGCTCTGACCGCATTCTCGCAGGCGAAGTTTGACAGCGTGATGCAGCAGATCTGGGTTTCTGGCGGCAAGCCGGACTCGGTCTACCTGTCGGCGTTCCAGATGAACGTGGCTCTGGGCTTCACTGGTAACAACAACCAGCGTTCGAACATCACGGCTGAAGCTGAGAAGGTCATCAAGCACATGGCCGTCTACGTTACGCCGTGGGGCACTGTTGAATTCAAACCGACCCGCGAAAACCGTGGCCGGGATGTGTTCATCATGCAGGACGACATGTGGGCCGTTGGCGTTCTGCGCGCCACCAAGAACGAAGAACTGGCCAAGACCGGCGACAACGAGAAGCGTCAGGTTGTCACCGAACTGACCTTGGTCTGCCGCAACGAGAAGGCCTCGGGCGGTATCTTCGACAACACCACCTCGTAATGAGAAAAGAGGGGCGGGCTTCGGCTCGCCCCTTCTTCCAAATGGCGGAATATCGCGTAACATGTGAGGGAATATTCCGGGGAGGCATCCGCTATCGTCGCGGGCAAATCCTACGGATGCCGCCGGAAGTGGCGGATGTTATGCGTTTGGCCTACCCTAATCTGACCTTTGAGGACGCCCATGTCGAAAATCGCGGAGAAGATGTTCGAGGAGGACGGGAAGATAATCGTGCAACAGAAGCACGACTTCACGCCGGTTCTGGAACGAGCGAAGGCCCTAAAAAACGCCGGGGCGGACAGCTTCGGGGAAAGCAAGCTGGTCGGCTTGGTCCCGCTGAAAGTCTGGGCTGAATGGGCGAAAAAGTGGGGCGTCAATCCCAACGACACGGCTGCCATGCGTGAGGTTGTGGCCCGTGAGATGAACAACAGCGACAACGCACATTTGCGCGTCTGGGAAGGGCGGTATTGAGATGACAACGGAGATGCTCTGGAGCCTTGGCCTTTCTGCCGTTCTCGGCCTTGTTAGTTGGGTTTTGAAGGGTCACGCCGACGAGGTGCAGCGTCTCTCAATCCTGCTCAATAAAACCCGAGAGGAAATGGCCCGCGATTACGTCACGAAGACCGACGTGCAGGCCAGCATCAATATGCTCATCACGCGCATCGACAACCTCGACAGCAAAATCGACGCGCTTCTGAGAAGTTTAGCAAAGTGACCATCCCGCTGATCTGGGTGGGCTATGCTCACCTTTGGATCGACGATCGCATGGTATTTGTGAAGATTTGCAGGTATAGTGCCGACATCGCGCTGGCTGTTGATCCGCTGGCTTTTTGTCCGCCCTTCTGGAGCCTTCTGTGATGTTTGATCCCGTCAGCATTGGAATGGCTATCAGCGTCGGCAGCAAGGCCTTCTCGATGCTCAAGCAGGGCATTGCCGCGGGCCGCGAAATACAGGACATGGCCTCGCAACTGTCAGAGTGGGGCAAGGCTGTTTCTGACATTGCCTACGCCGCGGACAAAGCCAACGAGCCGCCGGGCGTGTTTAAGACGCTGTTTGGCGGCGGCAATCAGCAGAGCGCCATCGACATCTTCGCCGCGCAAAAGCAGTGCGAACAGCAGCGTAAAGAACTCCGGCAGCTTATCAGTTACCAATATGGGAACGATGCCTGGTTGGAGTTTCAGGCCATCGAGCGCCGGGTTCGAGAGCAGCAGCGCGAACAGGTTTACCGCCGCCGCGAGATAATCGAGTCGATCATGGAATTTTTACTATGGTCTGGTATAATCTTGGTAACCGTGGCTTTGGCTGGCGTTGGGCTGTACGTCTGGGGCCGCTATCTGGGGAGGTGGTAGGATGCGCGAGAAGCTGACATGGCTGGCCTTCGTCGCTGGCATTTTCGGCATCCTGTGGCTCAGTGGCGACGGCTTTTATCGTTACCCGTGCCAAGCGCCTGAGAACTGGACCGCCTTGGAATGCACGCCCCCGATCTGCGTTCGCACTAAAAACTGTGCGACCGATCTGACAGGAGTTTCGGAATGAGCAAGAACGACCCTGATTTCATGGAAGCCAAGCTGCGCTACTTCATCGGCGTGGCTTTGACCTGCACTTTGGGCGGCATCGTGTTCTTCACGCTCTACGCGCTGATTTTCGTCACCCAGCCGCTGGGCGAGAGTTCAGAGAACGACCGCGCGCTGTTCTCAATCCTGACCCCCATCGCCAGCTTTCTGGTTGGTGCGCTTGGCGGCGTACTCTCGGCAGGAAGCAACCGCAACAAGGGCGGCAACGAGCCGTCATCACAGGAGCCGAAAGAATGATCGGACGCATGATTGGAATGTTCATTGGCCGCAAGGCTAAGGCCAAAGTTGTTGACGCTGTGCTGGACAAGGTGGACTTGCCCGACCCGGTCGAGAACGCCATCAAGATCGCTGCCACTGGCAACGTCGGCGACCTGCTTGGCGGCATGGGCAAGGACATGGCGAAGGAAGCCGTGTTGGATGCCATCGTGCGAAAGCGGGGTAAGAAGAAATGAGCCTGCTGACCGAGGCCCAACTGGCCGCGATGATCCCGACCAATAAAGAAGTCGGCGAATGGTGCGCGGCCCTCAATGAGATGCTGCCCAAGTACGGTATCACCACCGACAAGCGCATTGCTGGCTTCATCAGCCAGTGCGCTCATGAGAGCTCTGACTTCCGGGTCTTGCAGGAGAACCTGAACTACAAGGAGGCCACCCTCCTGAAGGTGTTCCCGCGCTACTTTGGCCCCGGCAAGGAGAATGCTGCCGAGTATGCCGGCAAGCCTGAGAAGATCGCCAACTACGTTTACATGGACAAGAACCGCTCCAAGGGCGGCGCTTTGGGCAATGTGAATGACGGCGACGGGTGGCTTTTTTCTGGAAAAGGTCTGAAACAAGTCACTGGCCGTTCGAATACGACTGCCTTTGGCAAGACCATTGGCATGACTGCCGAGGAAGCCGCCGCGTACCTTCTGACCAAGAAGGGCGCACTGGAAAGCGCGCTGTGGTTCTGGGGCAGCCGCAACCTGAACGAGGTGGCAGATACTGGCGACGTGGTCCGTCTGACCAAAATCATCAACGGCGGCGACATTGGCCTCGCAGACCGTCAGGCACGCTACGCCAAGGCTATGGCCGCGCTGGGCGGCAAGATCGACGCCCCCGTCAACCCGCAGATCACCGACGCTGTCACGCAGGTTCTGCGGAAAGGCTCAAAGGGACATGACGTGAAGCGGATGCAGGTTGCCCTCGGCATCGGCGCTGACGGCGATTTTGGACCCGGTACGGAGGCGGCGCTGAAGAAATGGCAGTCGGCCAACGGCTTGGCGGCGGACGGGGTGGCTGGCCCCAAGACGCTCTCAAAGCTGCTCGGCTGACGCCCAGTGTGTGCCAATGACACCTAGACAGCAAGAGGCCGTCGAGGCCTTCAAGCGATTGGGCAACTTGACCGAGGCCGCGCGCGAGATCGGCATAAACCGTCGCGACATGCAGCGGATGCTAGATAAAGCGGGCTTTACGTCGGATGTCCGGAAAGATTACCGGATAGACCCGGCCATTGCCGACAGCATGAAGGCCGCCGGGACAAACTTGGTGCCGTCGCTGGCTTGGGTGAAGGTTCCGGCCAAAGACGAGGAGCCGGGCTATTCGGTTATGCTGCGACCCGAGGCAGAGCAGCCGGAAGCCGTCGCAGAGCGCATACGTGCGGCGCTGGAGGGCATGGAGCCTGCCGATCCTGTGCTGGCCCCTGAAAGCGTCATGGCCGATCTGTGCGCCGTCTATCCGCTCATGGACGCGCACGTCGGGATGATGGCGTGGGGCCGCGAAACAGGCTCGCAGGACTATGACCTCGGCCACGCGGCGCAGGACATGCGGCACGCGTTTGCCAAGGTGCTGGCGCTCACGCCTGCGGCAGAGCAGGCCGTCCTGCTGATCGGTGGGGACTTCTATCATAGTGACGACACCCGGTCCGAGACGCCTGCCAACCGCCACAAGCTGGACGTGGATGGGCGCTTCTGGAAAGTGCTTGATGTCGGCATCGGCATCATCGCCGAGACCATCCACAAGCTGCTCCAGAAGCACGCGCGCGTGCTGGTTCGCGTTCTGCGTGGCAACCATGACCCCCACTCTAGCATGACGCTCAACTTCGCGCTGGCGGAGCGGTATCGCAATGAGGCGCGGGTGACGGTCGAGAAAGACCCGCGCGACCTGTTCATGATGCAGTGGGGCAAGTGCGCGATCTTCGCCCACCACGGCGACAAGGGGAAGCCGCAGCAGATGGCGCTGTATCTGTCGGACGTATGTACGTTCTGGTCACAGACGCGTCATCGGCATTACCTGACGGGGCATGTGCACCACGATCAGGCGAAAGACCTCGGGCCGCTGCGCTATGAGAGCCTGCGCGCCTTCTGCCCGCCCGACGCATATGCTGCCGGCATGGGATACGGTGGCCGACGCGCTTTGCAGTCGATGACTTTCCACAAAGTGGACGGCCTAGTGTTGCGGGCGCTGGACCCGATCGACAGGATTTTGGATTAATCGCGAGGGGCGCCTGGTGAAGATGAGCCGTAGCGCAGTCTGATCCTGACCAACACAAAGCCGTGCTGCGCCCCTCGCGGATTTGGTATCAAATCACCCTAACGCCCGCAATCGCTTTTCGCGTTCCATGTCCTCGATGGCGCGACGGATGGCTGCCGGGCTGGCCGACAGCTTGACCTTCGGCTTTGTCTCGCCGTCGATCATGTCAACCCACACCTTGCTCTTCGGGCTGACCCGCTGCGGCGAAAACTGGTGCATCGGCAGGACGATGCCGAAACGCTCACAGGCGGCGGAAATGCTGGATCGGTGCATCCCGTAATGCTCGGCGGTTAGCGTTAAATGCCAGCCTCTGTCTTTGGCTGCTTGGATCATGTCGCGGGTTATCACTCGTCTC